GTTGAAATAGTAGTACGCATCACCAATCTTGCGAACTTCTTTAGACACCATGTCTCCGTTTGATTCGTTACAATAGTACCATTTGTCGAAATATTGAATCCAACCTGTCTTCATCTCTCCGACGTTGTTGAAGAAGTACCACTTGCCGTCGATTTTATGCCATCCGATAGCCATATAGCCACCAGGCTTCAACCAATAGTAGAAGCCCTCATCATCCTTGAACCACGTATTCTCTAGAGCATATCCGTCATTGTTGAATCGGAAGTAATTCCCATCAATCTTTTTCCATGCGTTCATTGGATATGTTCCATCTGGGTTCTTGAAGTACCATCCAACAGAATCTTGAATCCATCCTTCTCGTTGAACAGGTGTATCCTCTCCATAAGGAAAACGGATATATCCGACCATTCCAGCGTATGATCGCGTATTGTAACGAGCTGGACCACCCACTTCAAGGAAGTCCCAATTTCCGTCAATATTTTGCTCAATCGTCTTCAGAGTGTATCCGTCTGAATCTTCGATTACCAATCCTGTATGCCCATAAGGAGAACCTGGAACGCTCATTACGAACACGTCGCCAGCTTTAGCAATAACGCCGTCCCCTTCATAGATTACATCAAATCCTTGAGCTTTTGCAGAATCTAATAAATTAATTGCATTACCCCATAACCATTTTCCGAAATAATGGTATGCCAGATAAGCAGGAACATCGGCGCATTGGTAGCCGTAAGCACCATCATTGTCAATGCCTAGTCCGTTGTTTGCTAAATATCTATAAAAGTCTAATACTTCTTGTTTTGTTGCCATTTATATATTCCTCCTTATTAATTCATTGGCCAAGGATCATTTGTAACGTAAGAGATTGTTGAGACCCTGATATCGCCAATATCTCTGTCTGTAGGAACAGGGTCAGTGAATTGAAAGCGTAACATGTTACTATCACCTAATCCACCTAAATACCAAGTTCCGTATTGGACACCTTTATCGTTATAGATAGGACCAATTAATGAACCCTCTGAACGATAACCTTGTGGGATACCTTGTAACCCAAGAATAAATACGTTTCGTTCTCTGTCAGATGGTTGTAGTTGATACCCAGGTCCGTTACGACGCACAATACCAAACCAACCCCATGAGAGTCCACCGAATTGGTATGAAACTTGGTTATTCAAACGTCGTACTTTTAGATATGACCCTCCGAGCTTAGATACAATGTTTAGAGTTTTCCACCCAGTGTCACCGTATAGAACAGCCCAACCGGTCTTTCCAGAATCGGTAGTTTTAATCCATTTTACTGCACCATTAGTCTTACGTATATCCACATAAGTTTGTCCAAGCGTTCCTTCAACTTTACCTTCAGGTATACCAGCTCCAGTTAGTTCACTAGACGAAGTTGTTGGTCCATTTTGACCTGATGTTGGTAGATTAACACTTCCGCCACCGTCTGACAAAATAAGCGTGTTTCCGTTTAAAGTTAGCTTTTGAGGAATGCCTACACCGTCCGCACCTTTAGGACCAGTCAATCCGATTGGACCTTGAGGACCGATAGGACCGATAGGGCCTTGTTCCCCACGTTCACCTCTTTGTCCGTCTTGTCCTCGTTCGCCATGTGCTCCCTGCGGTCCGATAGGACCTTGAAGTCCATCCGCTCCTCTAGGCCCAGTATCACCTTGAGGACCACGCTCACCAGCGTCACCTTTAGGTCCAGTCAGTCCTTGAATACCTTGCGGTCCGATTGGTCCACGTTCACCAGTTTCGCCCTTATCGCCTTTAGGTCCAGGCGTTAATGAGATGTTTCTCAATTCATCCTTAGTTGCAAAGTTACTTGTATCAATGCTGGTCTTGCTTTCTAAGGCCTCTACACGCTGTTTTAAGGCGCTATTGTCATAGACAGTATCTTTATCAGTCTTTGTCTTTAAAGCTTCAATATCGGCTGAAATATGGCTTATTTCAGCACGTTCAACTTTGTTTTCTAGTTCTTGTTTCGTAGCAAAAGTGCTTGTATCAATTTCTGGTTTCGTTTCAAGCGCTTGTAAACGTCGTAAGATTTCCGAGTCGTCAAAAGTTGCGCCCTCGACATGAATATTCTTGATTGCTTCTTCTAATTCAGCCTTTGTAACAATATCCGTTATTGCTATGATGCGTTTTGTGTCTTTCTCAATGATTGGTAATTCGCTGTGCTTATCAATTTCTGATACACGAACGCCAAAAGAGAATTTTAAAATGTCAGCAGATTGTTCCACTTTCTCAGCGTAAACATATCCATACACAATTTCATCCGTTGTAATCAAGCTAGTATCGAATGGAACTTCCACAATGTTTCCAGCCACATTTCCAGCCACTTCTAAGAAACGATTTGTAGTTTTGAAGTGAAATAACACAATGATTTTTTCAGCGTTGACTCCATTTAATTGTAACTCGATGAATGCGTTATTCTTATCATGAGAATAGAATTCCTCTTTTATGTTGTAAACATTATCTCGGACGTTGGCGCAAACGCCTGCTTGTCGTTTAATAATTTTTTTCAAAGGTTGTCCCCCTTTCATGAAAAATAAAAAGGAAGCCTTACGACTTCCTTTTCCTAGTTTAATCTTCGTTCGGTTCTTGATACTTGAGCGCTCTTGTGCTGTCAGTCAGACCAGCAGTTGTAGGGTCGTTCACTACTCCAACGATAACTAATACAACGAATAATGCGTTGATAAATACTAATAATTTATCGATTGTTTCGCCCAGTTCTAACTTAACCCCGAATACAGATAAAAATGTTTGTAGCAATAGCGCCAATGCAGGCACTAACGTTAGCCAAAATGTTTTATTTAATACTCGTACTTTCCAGTTAATTTTGTTCATTATCTTTCCTCCGATATTTCTAGTTTGAGAAACTTCTCAAACAATATTTTTATGGCGCCATTTCCGCCCAATTCAACATAACTTTCATAAAGCCTTGAAAGCTCTTCGATTTCATGTTGAGTTGTCCACCCGCGCCTAATTGCTTTTTTTAAGTTTTCTTGTAATCGAAAACGCTGTAATCGTTGCAAACCTTTTCCGATGAGTGAAAGATTATCACGATTTTCTCGCCCGATTTCGTTGATTTCACCTACTGATTTTTCAAGCCCACCGATTTTGTCTGAAAGGACATTGATTTGTTTTTCAGTTTCTTTTGTATTCTGCGTACTTTTGAGCGAAAAGTAACTTGGAATTATCACAATTAAAACGGGCGTGAGTTTGTCAATTAAAGTTAAAAAATCCAATTAAACCACCCCATTTACTGAATAGTGGCCTATTGAACAGGCTGAGTGTCTAACTCATTTGATGGTTTTTCTGCTTTTGGTTCAGTCCACTTCCAGATTCCTAACTTACCGTTTTGCTCAAGCGTTGCAAGTTGCTCAAGTGTTTCTCCTTGGTAAGTGAATGCTTCATTGACTTGAATCATAACGCGTTTGCCTTCTTGGAATTTCTCAACATGATTCACATCTTCAAGTGTGAAAATTTCTTGTGGTTGGTAAGTCTTGCCAGTTTTAGCAGGGTCTACCAATTCAAGACCACGTTTGAAAACAGTAGGGTCTAGCGGATTATCAACGTCCGTTACTCGAGCCAATACTGCCCAATCAGCAACGGCTTTTACCTCTGCAATTTTTGCATCTTTCTCAGCCAGTTTTTCTTCGTAACTTTCAGCTTGCGTACGTAAATCTTCTTGAAGTTTCTTCACTCCATCAGCTGGATTGAACTCAGTAGTCACTTGTCCGATAACTGCTTTAATTAGTTCCTCGTCTGAGTCGTTAACACGGTTGCCGATTAAAACGCGGTCAAAAGCTGTATATGGCGCTTCTTGACGAACCGCAACGAATGTACGGTTGTTTTCTTGTAAATACTTGTTGATAACTTTAAATGTCATATATCATTCTTCCTTTTCTTTATCTGATTGTAGTTGTTGAATTTGTTCTAGTGCTTCTTCATATAAAGCCTTGTAGTTTGCGCATTCAATCGTTTTATTTGCTAATTGAATTGCTAAGTCGTTAATCACTTTGTCTTGTGTGTTCATTTTGCCCTCCATTATTTCCATTTTGAATAATAACCTCGACTGTAATTTCCAGCCACTGCTCCGAGATTTCTGAAGTTGTCGTAAATGTCGTTTAAGATATACGATAATCGGACACCTTGGATAAGAATTTCATCGACACCTGAAATAGTGTGTGTACTCGTATCGACAGTTATTTCTTTCAATCCTGGTTGCGCACTCAGATTAAATGAAATTTTTTGACCATACATATTGATAGCACTTTGGATCTTACTTCCTGAACGACCATTCCAGATTTGAAGGCCTGCCGATGTGTGGTCCATCTGTTGTATCCCGTTTCGGTTACTTAGCAAGGCCGTGTATGAACCGTCTACACCGTTGATGTTACCAGAACCGAATGCAAGATACTGTAATGGACGGCCTGGAAATTGGTTTCTTATCCCGACGCCTGGAGAATTCATATCAATTTGCCCTGTTTGCAAGTCAAATGTAGTATCCCCATTTAACGAGGTAATTTGACCGCCCTTAATGTGATTTCCTGTGAAATCAACATTTTGTATTTTTGTAATCGTCGCTTGTTTTGCAAACAGCTCATCGACAAACGCTTGTTGCGATACTAACCGTTGAATGAATGCAGTATCGAATTTAACTTTATCTGCCGTAACCGAGCCAACTTCTAATGCGTTGGCAGTCACAGACCCTGCAGCTATCTTGCTTGCGGTTATCGCACCGTCCACAATCATGTCAGACTTAACTTTAATTTTAGGGGCGATGATGTCAACGCCTCTAGGGCTTGTTGAAATGGTAGAGGCTAACTGCTCGCCTGTCAAAGTAGTAGAACCAATTGTCACACCTTCCGACGTAACTTGAACTCTCGCACTGTTAGAGGCGTCTCGCACTTCCTGTCTGATTTCATTAGCAGTTTGTGCAATAGCACTCTTAACATTCGTATCAAAGAACTGTGTTAACGCTCCTTGGTTGCTCTTTTGAATTTTACTCCAAAGAGTACTTTTTTCGTCTCTTAACTCAAGTTCAATAGAACGTAAATCCTTGAAGAGTCCGGACAAAGTCCGTTGTGTAACAGCAGGTTCAACGAAGCTAGTCGGGAAATCTCCCTGTTCAATCTGGATATCTGTTAACACCGTATCTCCCGCACACCCCATGTGATGAAGCTTCAACAGTTCATCTCGTGTCCGTGGTTGAAATACCTTGTAATATCGCCCGTTATGCTCCAAAGCAGGCGCACGGACGTTTTGAATAGTGATGTCCATTTTTAACCTCCGTAAACTTTAATAGGAATTGAACCGTAAAAACTTCGGTATCGGTTAAATCCAGTTTTTCGTTCAAATTCTTCTAGGGACTCGGTGAAAGTTACATAAGTTTTCCCTTGTTTGTTTTCGATTTTAGAAGCCGAAATTTCTTTCCCGTTTATCTCAACAGTTCTTATATTTTTTTGTGAAAAATCCTTATTCAGTGTTATTTGTTTATTATGACTATCATAATTAATTGATACGTCACCACTAAATAATAGTCTTATTTTCACCCAAACAAGCCTTGTACCGATATAACGATGAGTAACTTCCTTGTTACCTACATAAATTCCTTCTCTAGCCATACTACCTCCTACTCGTATACGTCATAGATAGTAGCGCTATCTTTAGTAGAAAGTGCATCATACTGAGATTTAGAACCGAACCAATATTTTAGAGGTTGTCCACCGTTTTGATTAATAATATTTTGGCCTGGAGCGCCGTCTGCTCCTCTAGGTCCTGTTGGCCCTGCTGGTCCTTGAGCACCTCTTGAACCGTCTGCCCCTTTAGGACCAGTTAAACCGATAGGTCCTTGTTCTCCACGAGGCCCAACGTCTCCTTTTTGTCCTGGCGTTCCGTTTTCCCCTCTAGGTCCTGGTGGTCCCATTGGACCTGGAGCGCCTTTTAACGATTCTCTCTGTTGACTTGTAAGCTCCTCGAATCGCATGACTCCGTCCGCACCTTTTGGACCTTGTTCTCCACGTTCTCCACGGTCGCCTTTTGGCCCTGTTAGATACTGTAAGGCTGAAAATCGGTCACGACCATTTCCGACCTTAACTTTGCCTGTGTCGCTCTCAACACCTAATTCACCATCGAGCAGAACAAGAGGGCTATTTGCCCAATCGCTCGCTGACATGCGCTTATGCTGTACTCTAATTGGTATTGTCTCTGTCATGTTCTACCTCCATCAAAAATTAATGTAGGAGCCTCGCTCCAACTTCCGTCATATATTGAATTTTGACTATCTGCAATAGTTTTATAAGTAGGCTCAAACTCAAAACGATTTGTTCGATTATCAATCGTCGCAAACTGAACTGCGTTCTGATACCAGTCTCCTGAGAAGGTCAGGCGATAGCCGTCGTGATAAATCGATAAGACTTGCTCCTCTTTATGGGTTAAGTCTTTGTCAATTTTTGGCAAGTATGGATTAGCAGGCTCAAAATGAACGTGTCCACCATAGAACGGATTCTTCTTGACTATCACAGTAACGTCTGTCTTTCCGTAAACCGTACATGTTGCTGACCAGCTGATAACATACTGTTTACCTAGTTCAAAGCCATCTCCATTATGTCCAACTTCGACAAAATCAGTACCATAGGCTATTTTTTTAGCCGTGCTCCCGTTGAGACGGTTTTTGTTGTAGATAGCTGTTCCGTCTCCACCAATCAGACCTGCATTTATTCTTGCGGTCTCGCTGACCTGCTCCAATTTCTTGCTTAACTCAGCGATTGAGTCCGCACCGCTCATTAGTTCCTCTCGAATACGCTTCAAGAACTCAGGGCGCTCTTTTTCCATTTCCTCATGGATTTTAGCGCTGAAATCTTCAGCTTTGTTTTTGTATTCTTTTACAACGTTATCAATCTCAAGTTGTATAATACGAACCTTTTCGTCAATTTCTTTGTTTCGTCTTTCAACTTCGTTCGCAATAGATTGTTCGAATAGTGATTCACTAAAACCACTAACAGCCTCTCTAATAGCTTGTTGACGACTTGCACGGTCTTTAGCTTGTAAGGTTTGATAATCGCCTAATTCAGCAATTGAACGGTTATTATCCAATTTATCGATGACCAATTTATGGATTCGAGCTTCAAAAGCAATTCCGATTTGGTCTCTTACGATTCCGACGCTGTCACCAATCCAAATATCTTGCTCAATCGCATTTGCTAAATCCAAAAGATTAGCTTTAAATGTTACGATTGGAACAGATAAGCGTTGTAACTCTTTGTAAGTCGCTTTTAATAGCTCAACGGGGTCTTCAATATCCTCATTGGTATATACACCGAAACGATGCTTAATAACGCCATCTTGATGTAATCCATAGATATTTCTAGCAGTTTCATTTGTTACATAATTCTGTCCCGCTGGTTTATCAACGGGGTCGCCATTTGCAACCGACCAAACAACATCTTTAAACTGGATTCTGCGACCGTAACCGCCCGTGGCTTCTCCATTTTCATCCGTGCTTTGTTCACCCTTACCGCGACCGATAAGAGCCGTTACAACATCGTCTGAAGATTCTTCATAGGTAACATTTAGAATGTTAGTGCCATACTCGAACTGATGACCAGTAACATGCCCAAATCGTTGGTTAAGGTCAATATATCTTCCGATTATCTTATTTTCGACAAAAGTATATCTAACCTTGAACTCGCAAGCGTACGATTCAATTATTTTAACGAGGGCTTGGCGAACTGAAATATAGTAGAAACTCAATTTCCCTGTCCGAGTCAAGCCATCTACATTTCCCAATTGATAGCCTGTTCCTTCTAAAATTCCACTCAATACTTGTTCAGCAGTTCCTCTAGGGCGCTTATTCTCGATGATGAATGAATGCAAGTCACTTTCTGCTCTATCTATCCCTTGAATAGTTAAACCGATGTCGTAAGATTTTTCCGAAATCCTGAATAAACAAAAAGCCCCGTCCCTCGATTGAAAACCGAAAAACTGGGCTTCTTTTATAATGTTAGGCTTGTAATCAACGGGGATTTCAAAACTCGCTCTATCAAACTGATTCAACTCAATCGTATGAGTGAACTCTGCAAGGCTCGCTTCATCGATTACATCAATCAATTCTTCCGTCTGATTAAATAAATAAATCATGCGAACACCTCTTTGTACTCGATACTATTCAATGTAGCACCTTCAACTTGAAATGTGTTAACGCCTTTTTGAAGTTTAAAATATCGACTGTTGACCATATCGAAGTTCATCAACTCGTTTCTGCCGTTTAACGTGATTTCTCTAGTCTCACAATTAACAATCAGACTTGAATCTTGAACGTAAGTAGCTTTTAATCTGATATATTTTTGAGTTTCAAGGTGCAATATACGAATTTCAGAACTTGCTTGCGTCGTAAGATACAAAATAGGCTCAACAGGAAAGTCTCCGTTATAAGTCACCTTGTTACTTCCTGAATTTTTAGGCTCAGTATATTTAAACGGGTCGTAGCAAATGAAATGTAGTTTGATAACAGTATCGTTTGCATCTTCCAATTCAGGTTTCTTAACTTTTGAAAAGATAGCTTTGTAATATCTCTCTCCATCATCACCAAACTCTAATTTTTTAGCTTGACGGGAAAACAACAAGCGGTTTAAACGCTCGTACTGTTTTCGCATTCCCAAATCTGTATAGCCTGTGAGTCTGACCTGTATTTCTATTTCACGCTCTTTGTAAGTAGCCCCATAGAGATATTGACCGTCTCGACCTTTTATATTCGCTGTTTCATGGTGAAAATCAAGGACATCACGCCCTGTGGTGTTTGCCACAAAAAACGTTCCGTCCTCGTTATTCATTTCTTGATTGAGGCTCACACCACCAAATTGAACTTCTAGACCAGAATTAAATGTTGGTGTTCCTTTTGTTGTGTCATTAAAAATATACATTTAAGTCACCATTAAAGGCTTGAAGCCTTCAATCTTATCCTTTCTTCTTTATTTTGGACGTTTGAAATATCAGAAACAAAGGCTCTGAAATCATTTGAGCCAAGAGCGAGGTTAATAATAGCTGGTTCTTTCGTTTGGTTGACTTCATAAGTAGCTGATAATGTACCAGATACGTTATTTGAGAAATCGCCCTGCAACGCATTAGACATTGCTGAAACTCTAGATCCTGCATCATCAAACATCGAACGAATACCGTCTGCCATTCCAGACACATTGCTTTTGACATCTTCAAAACCACGCATTAAAGCAGTATTGAAACCGCCCATGATAACTTCCCCTGCTGGAATCAGCAATCTACGGTCATAAGAGATAGGCCCTTTATGTTGTGCAATCCAGTTAGCTACACCTCCGATAAAGTTCTTAACACCCTCGAATGCCGCTTTTAAACCACCAAGGAAACCATCAATAATGGCTTTACCTGCTCCAAATAAGTCGATGTCCCATAATTTACCAAAGAATCCTGTAACTGCATCAATTACACTAGAAACTCCGTTTTTAAGTAAATCTAACGCACCCAAGAAACCGTCTTTCAAAGCGTTACCAACATTTATTACAGTCTCTTTAATGGCGTTGATGGTATTTGAAATAATTGATTTAATACCTTCCCAAATTGTTGATACGGTATTTTTAATCGTTTCTAAAACCGTACTGATGACGTCCTTAATCGCATTGATTACAGTTGAAATAACTGTCTTAATGCCTTCCCAAACAGTCGAGGCTATTCCTTTAATAGCTTCCCAAGCACCGCTCCAATCACCTTTAATAATAGATGTGACCGTTTTGATGATGCCTGCTATCACATTCAAAACAGTGGAAATAACTGTAGAGATAACAGTCCATACAGCCTGAACGATTGTAGTAAATACCTTCCAAACAGCGTCCCATACACCTTGAACGACTTGCATACCTGTTGTGATAACAGTTTGAATGTTTTGAATAGCTGTTGATATATATGTTTGAATAGCAGTCCAAACCGCTTGGACGATAGATGTAAGTGTATTCCAAGCAGTTGTAGCGACCTCTACAATACCGTTCCAGATATTAGACATGAATTCTACGAATCCATTCCACAAACCTTTGAGTGTTTCAACAATAGGTGTCATAAACTCAACAAAGCCATTCCATACATTCGTAGAAACCTCTACAACACCATTCCAAAGGTTGCTAAAGAACTCTGTAATGCCGTTCCATACGCCTTTAATCACTTCAACAACCGTTTTTACTACTTCGACAATTCCGTCCCAAACCGTTTTAGCTACTGAAACGATTCCGTCCCAGAGAGTTGAAAAGAACTCTGCCAAAGCGTTCCAGACGTTCATCAATGCTTCCACAATTGGTTGTGCACCTTCTACAAAGCTGTTCCAAACATTCGACGCAAACTGTGTAATGCCGTTCCAAAGTCCAGAAAAGAACTCCACAATGCTATTCCACGCATTCTTAATGGCTTCTATTACTGGTTTAGCAGTCTCTAGGAAACCATTCCAAACATTTGAAGCCGTTTCTTTAACGCTATTCCATAGATTAGAAAACCATTCGACAACGCCATTCCAAGCATTTTTAATTCCTTCCCAAGCTTTTGAAGCGATGTTGACAATTCCGTCCCATAAACCTTTGAAGAAGTTTCTGAATCCTTCGCATTTATTCCATAGAATGACGAACGCTACACCAATTGCCACGATTGCAGCAATCACTAAACCGACTGGTCCTAGAAAAGCAACTATTGCACTAACTACCGAACCAATCCATCCGCCTATCTTACTGAAGATATTCAGACCGACTAATGCACCTTTAGCAAGTTTTGAACTCCCAGCCATGAATGTTAAGGCTGAACTTGCAGCTTGAGAACCTTTAGCAATACCAGATAAGGCTTTTCCTACTTTTACGGCACTATTCAATCCTCCGAAAACAGCCTTAGCCCCACCTACTACCTTACTTAGTCCTGTTAAGGCACTTACCACAGGTTTTATTGCCCTTTGAGCAACCTTAAACCCAATAAAAGCTTTGGCGATTGCTTGAATTTGTTCAGGGCTTAGACTTTGTACCACTTTAGCAAAAGCTTTTATCGCTTCGGAAGCTACTGACAATCCTTTACCAATTTTTTCACCAAAAGAAGCCACATCTCCGCCAGAAAGTGATGAAAATACTTTCTTGACAGCTTCCCAAACTTCGCTCAATGCGTTCTTGAAGTCAGATATTGCGCTCGTGTTTGTAAAACCTTGCCAAAACTCTTTTATTTTAGCAACAGCAGAATCAACGAACGATGTTATTTTTCCGATAACTGCTTCAAAGTCAATCTTGTTTAAAAAGCCTTCAAGATTTGTTGCTATCTTATTGAAATCAACCTTATCAATCTGGTTCATAATCGCTTCAAGCGCCTTGATACCTGCTTTAGATAACGTATCAAAAGCGGGCTTGAGTTTGTTTGATAGTGACTCTTTCAACCCGTCCATAGCTTGGTCAATCGTCTTGTAACTTGTAGCCATGTCCTGCATGGTTGCCCCTGCACGTTTAAACGCTTCGGCGAAATCATCGGTTTTAACTTCTCCATCTTGAATCTTGGTAATCAATTCATTGAGCGACATTCCCATTTGTTTGGCAACTTCGCTCATACCTGCTGGAGCTTGTTCCATCATGATTTTAAAATCTTGCCATGTTAACTTCGGTTTAGCTAAAGCCTGTACCATTTGTTGAGATAGGGATTTCATCGCTTGTTTAGGATTTTCAGACGATGCCGCAAGACCACCCATAGCCTTTACCAGTTCATTACTATCGTTTCGACCGATTGCCGCCATTTGAGAGAACGTACTAGCCATATCTGAGGCTGAGTAGATAGTTTTGGTCGCATAGTCCTGCATAGCCTCTTTAGCTTGGTTGATTTGATCTTTACCCCAGCCTAGCTTACTGAGGTTTCCGTCAAACGTATCCCACGCCTTTTTAGAGCTATTCAACTCTCCGACCATTTTGCCCATAGTATTTTTGATACTTCCAAAAGCGGATTTAATTGCTGAGCCAACAAGTTCAGCGCCAAGCATCGATTTAAACATCGAACTGCTCTTGTCTGAAATCTTATCAAATGCGGATGACGACTTTTGAAGTCCGTTGATTGCTTTTTGTAGTCCGTTCAGAGTAGAACTCATTCCTTTATCGACCGCAGTTAATACTGCTTCGACTGAATAAGTTTCTGCCATTATATACCTCCTTTCGTTACATATTTGCCCTCAATAAGAGTTCTTTCTCTTTATCTGAGAGCTGATACTTTTGTTTATTAGTATCTTTTTTCTTATAAAAATCACTGTACTTTTTGTATAAAGGAGTTTTACCGTCCGATTTAGTAGCCTCTACCTGTCTAGTTAACCAGGCGGAACGATGTAAGAGTTCATCTTCATCTTGCTTTCTTAACAACACTCCAGTCATCAACAAGTCATACTCGTACATTGTCATACGACCAATCTCGTTCATGTCAGTAATGTTTAAAAATCGAACACAATTTATAATGATTTCCTCAAACGTTTCTAGAGATGATTTCTCAACTATTTCTTCTTGAGACCTTGATTCATCTCCGACAGCAAAGACTTACCTGCGTTTGACTCACTCAATTCTTGAATTACATCATCGAATAATTTTTCTAGATCTTCGCACTCTTCAACGTATGTTTCAACATCATTCAATGAAGGACGAGGGCTTTCTGTAACTGTTCCGTAGTAGATAATATCCGCTAATGATGCGATATTTTTAGCATATAATTCTGGGATTTTAGCAGATAGAGCCATTCCGAATTTTAGACCTTGTTGCTCGATTGGATAAGCTTTATCCAACGCACGAACGAATTTCACGCCGAATTTTACGTTATATGTTTTATCGTTGATTGTTAATTGCATTGTTATTTCTCCTTTTTCCTAAAAATACAATAAAAAAGAGAGGCGTGAACCTCTCTTAATTTCTAACCTAGACCAGGTCCTGCAGCAACTGGACTTGCTGGGCTTGCTGTTCCTTTTGTTGTGTCAGCGAATTCATATTGAACCACTTCTGCTTGACTAGTGTTTAAAGTTGCATAACCTTTAACCCCAGTACCATTTACTGCGAACTCAAGTTCCAACTCGATTAAGTCTTCTGCGTTTTTAGTTTTCTTGAATGAAGTCAAGTAACCTTGATAATACACAGCCTCGAATTTGTTTCCTTGTTTTTTAGCATTCTTTTCAATTTCCCACACTTCAACAAGTTCGCCTTTGTCCATAGCTGTTTCTAGCTTAGCAACAAGTTCATCGTCTTCCGCCAAGATTGTAGTTGCGGTAATTGAAACCTCAATACCACCCACTGATTGTAAAACTCCGTCTTTAGTTTTAACTGAGTTAGCGTCACGGCTCTTTTCTGTTGAGTGTTCAGTTTGGAATGCTAGTTTAGCACCGTCCGCTTTGCTTGCTTCGCTTAGCAAGCGAAATAATAGGATACTATCAATCCCTTTTTTTGCAATTGGCATATTTTAACCTCTTTCCTTATAAAATTGTAAATACTAATCGAACACGACCACGCTTTAGCGGTTCGATTGTCGTGTTGTCGTCAAAAAGCGATATTGTAGATTGCGAGATATTCAAGGCTATATGATAGCCATCTGCCTCAACAATCTTCATCGATTCCGCTAGGATACTCGAACACATATCCGATACTTGTTTTCGTTTCTTACGGGTACTCCACACCGATAAGACTAATTCGACTGTGCCTTTAACGTCCGTTTTATTCGGTACTAATATAGAAGTAGTATCTTCTAACTCAACGAACGGATAAGGAACATTGTCGTCTGGTTTATAGTCATACGTTTTATACCCTAGTAACTGACAACGTTTAAATACGCTGTCAAAAACTGCTTGCTCTCTTGATTTCATTTAACCAACCTTTCCAAATCATTTTTAAAAAGTCTTTTCTGGTCATCAAAAGCTGGTTTGATAAACGGTTGTGCGCTCATTTTGCGAGTTCCTAATTCAACATAAGCAGCATAATCAGTTCCTGGAGCTACTCTATATTTAAATCTATCTATTTTACCACTGTTTACAGAGATAGACCGTTTAGTCGCTCCTGTAGGCTTGACGAAATGTTTATTTTTGCCTCTACCTTCATAATGCCCTCTAAATCTGGAAGCGTTGTTAACTGCTTTTTTCTGCATTGCTTCGCCGTGTTTCTCAACGATGTGTTCTACCTCTTCCATTTTAGCGACTCTTTGAAGTTTAGTTTGAAGTTTCTCAAGGCCTTTTAGTTCAAATTGTAAACTACCCAATAGAATTATCCTTTTCTAAGTAGAATACTCTCCCAGACTGCTTATCTGCCCTGCATTTATAGCGGTCATTTCTATAGTTTAGATAAGTAAATGAGATTTTAGGCGTGTTTTGGAAATAAACCACTTTTGAACCTCGTTTATACTCCCCAAATACTGCGACTTGCTTATCAATTCCCAAGTCCATTACATGAGCTGGAACGATAAGTCTTTCTTCTTCGTTTGAAGGGTATTCGCCTGTCTCTGGATTATACTCTTCTTGTTGCTTAGCGATAATTTCCACTCTTTCGTTGTATCTCATAGCATTTTAAACCCCGCATTAAATGTTTTTGAAAAAACTCGCTTAATCACACTATCGTATTCTTTGAAATCATCAGAGTTAAATCTCATAGACGTGCCTTCTAGGGATTGATTGCTCATCCCTTCAGCGCCTATTCTGTTGAATCGTTTAATAATGACCTCAGTAATAATATACTCAAGGCCCTCTGGGACATCATCCACACCTGCGTAAGCTAAAAAATTAGCAGTTGTTAACGTTGCTATGGTTGTAAGTAACTTATCTTGAAGATTATCCTCAATCCCTAGCAATATCTTCGCTTGAGTGATATTTTCCATGCTATCCCTCCAATACTGCGATAAGTTCCTCTTTGTTCAACGTTGAATAGCCTTTGATATTACGCTTTTTCGCAATATCTTGTAGTTCTTTAACTGTTAAATCGCTATAATTGATAGCTTCAGTTTCAGCAGGCTTTTTAGGATGATGTCGTCGTAACATCATTCCCATTAAGCACCTCCGAATTTTACAACTTTTGTAGGGTCGTATAAGTAAACACCGTAGTGTTCGTCACCAGTGATAACTGTAGTTTTCTTTAAAATATCGCGGTCTTTTTCGATTTCTACATCACGTTTAAGGTTGATAACGAATGCGCCATATTTCGCTACATCGTCTGTATCTGTTTCAACTGCAGAAACCTTAACAAGGAATCCTTTTCCTTTGTCTACTTTTTTAGATCGTACAATTTGAACGCCGTGTGTTTCACCAAAAGTTCCTGAAACAACGATATCAGCACCGATTTCTGAACCGCGTACCCATTCTTTTGCAACATCAGCACGTAATGCAATAGCATCTTCTGGGTTAACAAGTGCAACATAGCGAGCGTCTTCTTCGTCTGCAAAGACTGCTAAAGCTTTATCAAGTGCAGCGCCAGTTGTAGGAGCTTCCGCAACGAATTGAGTTGCTTTCTTAGCTTCAACGATTAAGTCGTTGTCTACTTTATTCGCAATAGCTAAAGCGATTTGATGAGTCGCTTGACCGATAGGGTCACCAATACCTGAAAGAACAGCTTCGTCTGTTAATTCAATACCTTTTCCAGCTTTTTTGATTGTCATAGTAGTTTTAGCAGTAGTTAATTGATCAGGAGTGATTGCTTCGCCTTCCGCAATGTCTTTTGCGTCAGCGGTCATTTCCCATTTAGGAACTGTGATAGTGTTTCCTGGTTGTCCAACAAGCTCACGCTCAACGTAAGCTAAAGGTGTAAATTTAATCATTTTTGGTAATTTTGCTGAAACCATATCAGCCATTACCTCTGGGTTTACTAATTGTGCAATTTTAGTTTGTGTCATATATTTTTATCCTTTCAATTTGTGATATAGTTCTGGATTATTTTGCAGTAATTCGTTTCTGCTTTGATAACCCATTTTGTTGAATTGTTCTTTGGTAATCTCACCAGCCGAAGTATCTTCCATCTTCTTCGGTGTCTTACCTTTTAGTTTCTCGCTTACTTTTTTATCAGCAAGCTCATTCACCAAGGCTACAAAGCTCTCTACAGCCTCTTGTGTGCTCTCTGCGGTATCTTTGACAACTAAGCCTAGGATTTTATCGTCTGCTACAACACCGCCTTCTGATAGCATTTTTGAGGCTTCTCGCTCTAGTCCACTACGATTGATTTTAGCTTCCAGTTCAGCAATGTAATCAGCTTGTTTCTTACGCTCATACTCAGCTTTCTGATTTTCGTTCATCTCACGTAGTTTTTTTGCTTCGTTCTCCTTAGCTTCCTGCTCTGATTTCCACTTAGCAAATTTCTTATCGATGATAGCATCGACATCCGCGTCCGTGTACTTCTTCTCGTCTTGCGGTTGTTTTTCAGGTTCTGCAGGTACCTTTTGTTCTTCAACCGTTTCGACTGTTTGTGTTTCTTCGTTCATTGCGAACCTCCTATTTTTAAAGTCGTCCCCGACTGTAATTTCCATAGCTTTTAAAGTCTTCAATGCTTGGACAATAAAAAAACCGTACGGGATTCCATACGGTTAAATTATTTTACGATATTTCATTTCTCGCTCATTTCTGAGCACAAAAAAAGCACTTAGATTTCTCTAGGTGCTTAATGTTTTATACTATACTGCGTAATCAAAACCAATTTTAGATTTAATAGTATCGAACAAATCCAAAATAGACTTAGGAGTACCTTGTTTAAAAGATACAAGAGGCTTATCTTGATCTGGATAAACTCGGTCAACCCACTCGTCAATTTGATTATAAAAAATTAACAATTCTTTGTTTGGAACAGCCATTACTTCCATCTCAATACCTCCTTTACCTTTTCTAGTAATATCTTATCAATTACATCGTCTCCAATAACCCCAACTTCTGCAACAAGTTCATTGATATTGTTGTGATACATAAAGGCGTTGTACGCATTCAAGCTAATATTTTTCAAGTAACTGCGATCTATAGCTTGTTGTTGTTTTACATAAGTAAATAAATTTGAGTTCAACTCAGACATTGCTTGTTCGACACTATTATACCGCTCTTTGTTGGCTTTGTAAAATGCTTTAGCAGAATCCCAATGTTTTTTATGCGTTAGTTCATGAACCATGGTATCTTTAATGTTTTGAGCAGCAAAATAATTATCAGATAGAACTTTAGCAAATTCTATTTCCGAATGAAGAGCATCACTCACAAATAGAATATCCTGTTTGTAATCATACCCAGCAAAACCAGGAAGCCTTGATTTTTTCAGAAAAACAACTGTTGGGATTGAAAAATCATTTAATTCCATAAGGCTTGATTGGACATTGAAAACAGTATCTCTCATTTTCTTGGTGTTATCTTGCACCCAAAAATCAAGAACCGTTCTATTCAATTTCTTTGTTTTAACTCTGACATCATTTCCTACTACGAAAGCGCGTTGCTTAGCCATTAAGTCCATTTCAGCATGTAAAAACTCTTCATCTCTACCTAATCGCTTTGAATCTTTCCTAAAATGCGGAACCGTCGTGCATCTACAGTTAGGATGAAATGGCGGTGCGTTCAATGCTGGAACCATCTCTGACACTTTGAAGATTTTCCCGTTGAACGGTTGGCAAATCGGACACGCTTTTAATTCGGTCATGACTTCAAACCATTCAACACCATTAGCATCATAGTTTGCTTTCTGAGCCTCTGAATATACCCTCGCTGATTCTGTCACTGCTAACCGTCTAGCGTAGCCATAGGAAACATCAAACTCTTTTTTTAGACTGTTAATCAGAACGTTTGTGCCTTTACCTCTTAAAACAGTATCAGCAACTCCTTTTTTAACAATGTTTCTTAATTCGTTCTGTCTTTCCCAAACCCTAGACGACCACGATGCGTTTTCGAAATTAGCGTACACGATAGAGTCAGCAGATACTTTTGAAGATTCAAAACTTCCGAGTGTCATATTCAAGACACCAGCGCTGAATATATTTTCACGTCTGATTGATTCCACCAAGTGCCTGTCAATGATTTCAAACTCACTTAAAGCTAAATCATACTGATGAAGTTTGATATTCGCTTGCAACACTTCTAAACGACTTGTTTTCATCTTCAAGTTATACAATCTCATCAAGTCATTTTCCGCTCTTGTAAAATCATCACTTGTTACTTTCTGACCACGTTTTCTCAATTGGTTGGCTCGTTCGACTAACTGTCTAGCTTTAAACTCAACATTTGTCATGTCAAGCTTATCCGCACGCTGTTTAGCTTCCAGCTTCGTGATTCCTTCGTTATCAGCATATTTTTGCCAAAAACTATCGATTTCTTTTTGAATATTGTTAGCGTGTTGTTGGTAGACTCCAAAAAGCTGGAAAGCAACTCTCTTATCCGCTAGTTCCCTAGCCTTTTCTTCCGCACGGTATCTATCTTCCCAATACTTACTGTCCAACATCAGCTACAACCTTCTTACTCTCATCTATTTCAGCGTCCGAGTAGATTTTTTGTTTTTCCATACGAGTCTCAAGGTCGCCCATAGCTTCCTCTTCACGCTCCATTCTTTGGATTTCTTTTTGCGGATCATCAACGATAGATAAAACAGATAGCTTAGTTTCCTCAGATACTTGTCCAGATAATTGTCCAACAATCTGTGCCTCTTCAAGAATGTTTCGAGGTACGTTTCTAGTAAATGAGTATGACAATCCTGTCCATGCTTCCTCATAAACAGTAGTTAATGGAACACTGAACACGATTTGATACAAACGGTTAAATGCGGATTGCATCTTTCTGTCTTTCATTCGAGCAAGATTATCCATAGCCTGTAATTTGAAAGCTAAAGCCGTACCAGACGAGTTACCGAACTCAGACTCAGACATATTGGCTACCATTGAGATAGCGAAAATAGACTCTTTCAATAAACTAATTAAATTCTCTTGCGTTGTATCTGAACTTGGTTTCTCAAGGAAAGCAACTTCTGGCAAAGCACCGTCGCCATTCTTCCATAGATTGAAAATTCTATTCTCTCTAATCTGACTAGCGTCTTCTTCCTGTAGCTCTACTCCTAGAACTTTCAAATAAGCGTCCGCAAAGTAGTCTACATCGTTCGCTTTTTCGCTTGCTGCTTTATTTAAAGCATTAATCAATGTTTTCACACTCTCGAAAATACATTGTCGCTCTTCATTTTCAATCAATTCAACTACTGGGATTGAGTTGTAAATGTGTTGAGTGCGTTCACCAAAACTTACCATTCCAAATGTAGTAAATGTAGCATCAATCAACTCGTCGTTTGTGATAACCTGTCCGACTCCTGTTTGATTGCTCTCATTAAACGTATATCTAACGGCAAATAATGGTCTTTCCTCAATACTGTTATCATGGACGATAAACATATTAATCGGACTATTGTATGTCGCTCTAGTTCGTTTATATTCATCTTGATACACATAAATAAAAGCATGTCCGAACACGCTTGACATTTTTGCAAGCTCGAACTCTGAGTCTTCCATGTCATTGATTTTACGGAAACTTGAGACAAACTCGTTCACGTTCTCGTCCTCATGTTTGATTTTAACTGGAACACCAATTTGATAGCCTGTAAACGTATCGACAATGTACTTCGCATAATTAAACACCAATCTATTGTCGGGTTTCCAGCTATCTTTTTTTGCCATTTTCAAAACTTCGTGCTGAGAGAGATACATATCCTCGCTTTCAATGTAGTTTTTAACTAACTTACTCATGTGTAACCTAACTGCCTCGGTTACGACTTCCTCAGTTATTACATCACTTGTTGTTGTTATAACCTTTCTTTTGTTAACAAAAACTTTTGCCAATTTTTAAAAACCTCCTTTAAATAGTTTGATGTTTGATTTATATATTCTGTCTTGCAAAGCGTATCTAATCGCATCGATGCAGTGGTTATAGCTATCTACTGGTTCATTAATGTACTCATTTGTCTTCTTGTCTTTCTTCCAAGTATAATTTTCAAGTTCTTCAATCAGCTTCACACATCTTTCATCAACAATCCAATCGTACTGTAAGAGATACTGAATACCTTGTATAACTGATCCAGGACCTTTCTGCACATCAACAACCCTAGGAATACCAAGATTTCGCAATTCTTGATTAGATTTCTTTTCAGCGCTATCTGCTCGTATCTGCTCTTTAGCATATCCAAGCGTTTTTATGGCTTCTGCTATCTTGTCATTCGTCAAACCTTTTCTGACAAATTCCTCAACGACATATAAACGCTTGTTATCGTCGTCTATTCGTACATGAAGTAATGCTGACGGATCATTGATAAAACCATAGTCAAGACCAAAATAAGCCGGCAGATGCGCCAGTTCGTCTTTATTAAGCAAACGTTTCTCATACTTTTGAAAAACTAGCTTGTCTAATGTCGCAAACTCACCTAAAGCGTAAATCTTGTAGTACGCTTCGTTTCTGTTGGCTAGTTCCTCGATATTCTCTTTAGTTAAGTCGTCCAAGAAACGATTATCTTTATACGTCGTTTGATAAACCACTGTATTCTTAGGACTCTTCACGAAAAAAGCATTATATACCCAGTTTGCTTTGGATACCGGGTTAAACATCAAATAGATTTGTTTCTGTTTATGCACTTTATCCCTTAAACGCAACGTTAGCTGTGTGTAATCATCAAGCGTAAACTCAGACGCTTCTTCCATGACCACGTCGGAAATACCTTTGATGGACTTAATTTTCTCTGGGTTATCCATCCCTTTGAAAATCAACTCGGCACCGTTCGGTAATTCAATACGAAAGGCACTCATGTTAACCTTGCACAAATTAAGTATCCCAAAATAAGATAATGTCGCTTGAACATCCGCAAACACTGAGTCACGTACCGTAGAAGCAACCTTACGCAGCACTAATATTTTTCGTGGTTTGTTCCATGACTTTAGCGCTTTAAGAATTATCTTTTGAAACACTCCATGACTTTTGCCAGACGAAGCCCCTCCGTAATGCACCTCTGTGAAGGTGTCATAGTCAAATAGATGTTCATAGATATGCTTATTGAAAACACGATTAGGACGGTCGATGATGATGTTGATTTTCGGGTTAGTCTTCATCGTCATCCCAATCACCTACTTTGATGTCGATATTCTTTTGAGTGATTTCTTGCCTATCCACGAACAAACCGTAACGCTTGCCAAGGTCAACCGCTGCACTCTTTCTCGTGGACACATTCGGTTTAGCATCCATGACTTTTTGATATCCGTCACCGTCAAGAACCAATAAAGGCTCTGTGATTTCACCACGCATGACTGCCGTTAAAAACTCAAGCACTTCTTGTTGGTCTGCGACACGTTCAGACTTTAACTTTTCTAGTTGTTCATCTATATAGGCTTTTATGTTAGCTTTTGCAAGCAATCGACTTCCATTCGCTCTTGCGACATCATCGTTTTTAATATTCGGATAAGCCTTTCTATAAGCCTGAGTAGCATTCAAGCTGATGATGTACTCATCGGCAAAAATCTTTTGTTTTTCGGTCATCCCCATTTTCCATCACCTCATTTCTATGCATACAAAAACCCCTCAAGCTGGAGGGCTTGAGAGGAAAAAAATAAAGGAGTTTAAACCACGAGAAAAAAGAATGTCTTTTCCCACAACTTCTACATGATAACTATATCATAGAATCTTTAGTATCACTTGGTACAGAGTTATCTATTTTAGTACACCTTTCGATTTTTTTAACAGCTTCATCATGAAGAATGAATAGTGTAGTTTTAGATATTTTTAATTCTTCAGCGATATCATCCCAATTCTTAGAAGAGATGTATTTCATCCAAATGATGGTTCGTTCTTTAGAATCGTCCAATTGTTCAATCGCTTTAATCAGTTGATATTTCAAATCAATTAAGTTATCAACTCTTTGGTCGATGTACTCACTCAAACTAATCAATTTAACGTATGCATCGTCTTTGAGGCCTACTTTCGACTCTTGCACATTTACTTCTTTTAGAGAAGGAGATTTTAAGAAAGAATTATTCAAGCGATCTAACTCTTCCATTTTTGTTTTTATTTCCAAATCGATTAAGCGAATTTGCTTCAATTGATGTTTAATTCCCATTTTTCACATCCTCTCTAATCCGTTTCATTAAGGTTGGCCCGAATTCTTCTGTATTCGATAAATAGTCAAAATACTGACTTAAAAAGAACCGCTCACAATCCGTTTTCATATTCCACGCTGTTCGATGATGCCTATTTTTAAAATGCTTCTCTTTTAAATTCCAATCGGACTTTACAATCCCTTTGGAAAGCAAGTATCTTAAGGCTATTTTGTAATCATCCACCGCTCTTTCTATGATTCCAGCACATATTCCATAATAACCTCTACTGTCCATTATTCACCTCACAATAGAGCCTCTAACTTATCGATTTGAAATCCTGCCCACGCTTTTGACTTATCGCTTAGTTCATCATCAATAGCAACGACTGGAAGAGCTTGCCAGCCATAATGTCTCAGTAGCTCCAACGCTCCTGGATTAGCTTCGATGTCTACTGCTTCGAACGGAATCTTGTTCTGAGTCAGCCACATCTTAGTCATTTCACATTGCATACATCTAGGTTTAGAATAAACTGTTAACATCAACTAAATCCTCCTTTTCTTTTATCTTTCATTTTGCTCTTTATATCGTCTAACCCGTCTATAAAAACAATGTTCATAATCAAGGCTAAGTTAATCGATAATGTTATCAAAAACGGCAATAACACAAACTGCCATGTAAAGTCAACGCCTAGCAATTTTGCGCTTGCTAGTATACCACTAATACAAAAACCAATTATCAAGGCTCTCAAACTTTTTTCCACATTTGCTCCTCCAAATCAAAAATTTGTTGTAAAACATCATCTCGTGCTTCTTCACTTAAACCACCTATCACATCGTTTGTAATTGGTGTACTGTAATCGATATCCCACTTACCATTTTCATCAAACCTTAAAACTGCAATTTCAATTCCAAAGTAAATGTAATTTAATTTAATTACACTTGCACCGTACCCATTAGGAAACTTGTAAATGGTTTGTGGATAACCTAAATAATTTTGTTCTTTGATATATTTTTTGAATTGTTCGCTGTAAGTTAAATCCATCACTGTGCCTCACAATCCACAAACAGTTTTTTTATTTCGTCACCAAACAATTCGATAGCACGTTTGCAATCTTCTTCGTTTTCGAAGTGTCCAAAAGTCGGGAATCCATTAACTTTATTAATCCATAATGGTTTAAGCCCTTGATAATCGCAATCAATTTCCCATTTTTTATCTTGACTACTCCAATCAGGTTTCCAACCCCCATTGCACTCATCACGAAACGCTCTGAATCGTGTAAGTAGGTTTCTGCGTTTGGCTTCTAGTTTGGCTGCTTGTTCAGTTGGGAATGTGTTACCTTGACTAAAATATTTATTGTCGGCTTCTATGCCCTCCCAACAATCTTGAAAAACGTCTCCACTCGGTTGGAGGCAATAATGTGTATCCCCATTCTCATACGGGCATTTCATTTCCCATGTATCTTCCTCTTCATCAGGAATTTCAACGTCAGGCAATATTTTTGAGAGGATTTCTCCAATTTCAGTAAACCCAACTTTGAAATTTTCCACTATTTTTTGTAGTTCTTCCACAAGAGCCTCATATTGTGTTTTTTCTTTCATAGTTGTCCTCCTATTTATCTATTCCTTTCTCATATCCTGCAATTGCTCCAGCAAATAATGTGACTGCAGGAACAACGATATGGATTCGAGAAACCCCTAAGACATTCAAAACAAAAATCGTGTACGTCATTAGTTGCCAAAAAATTACCCATAATTGATTCGTTTTCATTTATTTTTCATTCTCCATTTCTATTTTTTAATATTTATAGTCATCGGGATTTAATCTCGTAGGCCATTCAATCATGCTTGGATTTTTCTTCAATTGCTCGTTTAATTTGATTGCATTGTCTATCGCATTCAACGATGTTTCAAATCCAAGCAAGAAAACGAATCGTTCATTGTAGCTCATCTCTTCAAGCTGCCCATAGTTGATATCTTCTTGGAATTGTTTCAAGGCTCTGTCATACATCGACATATCTTTGTATTTGCAATGTGCCACGATTAAGTAATGAACATCGTCTTTTAACTTTTCAAATTCATCTTTAGCCAATTGCCTTCACCGCCTTTTCTAGATTCACCAAATTTTCTACAATACGATCTCGAATATGAGCTGCAACCGAATAAGGGTCTTTCATAAATTTAATCAACGTATTCGCATTCACTTTTAACGCTTTGGAAGCAGCTAACATCTTCTCGCTTGAATCTTCAATCATTCCGTGGATGTAACTGATTGCTTCACCGTAATTCTCACCCATATACTTAAAAGCCACTTTGCTAACTCGTTCTTGGTACGGGTCCTTAACGATAGTACCTTCGATAGAATGTTCTTTGATAAACTCTAAAACTTCATTTGGCGTTTTAAAGTGCATCGCTTGTTTAATGTCAGTTGTAAATTGATGCGTATATCTCGGATGATTCTTCGCAAGATATCCCATCATGCTTGAGTAGTCATTAATATGTTGGAAGTACCATTGTGGATATTTAGCATCTCTAATGACATACAATTTAATATCGTTCATGAGCATCTCTCCTTTACTATTTTTTCTTAAAATTAACTCAGGGTTACACGGTTACACGTTTTTTTCAAAAACATTAAAATAAAAACATAAGAATGTTGATTTAATAGACTTTTATACTTACAATATACTTTTTCTAAAAAAAACATGTAAACATGTAACTTTTTATATAAAAAGTATCTATAAACATTGTTAAACCAACGTTTCTAAGGGTTACACGTAGCGAAAAAAACGTGTAACCTACGTGTAACTACATGTGGTAAAAGGTTACACGTAGATACCGATTTTACCCAAAGGTTACACCATACGTGTAACCTTTTTTTAAGGTAAAATTCTTTTATAACCTCTAGTTGTTTTTCCGTTAACTTTGTACGATTGTTTCTTCCAATCGAGTAAATTATCCATAATAAAACTTATCTTCCGAGATAGTTTTTGGTCGTTCGATTCTTTATGGAACAAATTGAACATAATTTCTCGAGTAGCCACTCGATTCATCGGTTGTCCACCTGAAGTCCAGTCAGGGCTATTTGCAAAATATTTAGTCGTGTAAATGTACTGATCAGTCGTTGTTCTACTTTCCCAATCTTTTGGAACGGGCATTTCCAAGTATTGAAGAATCTGAAGTTCAATCTCATCTCTGAACATAAATTGCTCGCGATATTCAACTAATTCCGCTTCTGTTTCTTCATCAAACATCAAATCCACACCGCTTTTATAAAGGGTTACGGCTTCGCCCCAAATTTGTTTCACAACTTCATCCGTAATCTTCATAGGATGCTTTTTTTGTTTGCTATTACATGCTAGTACAGGCAAGAACCTGCGTTCACCAGTCTTATCCTTGAGGTATTCAACGTGATTGCTTGTGCGTGCTAGAACGAAATTTTTTGCGAATTCTTGCGTTCTGCGCATGTAGGGCTTTCTGAATCGTAAACTCGTTTTAGAGATGAACGATTTCGTTTCTGCAAAACTCATGCGATCACTAGCAACCATTTCGTCATCATTTACTATCAAATGTTTTAGCATGATGTCGTAATTATCCTTGTTTGCAAAATCAGTTACAGCATCCGTGTACCAATGACCACCAAGCTTTTGTAAGAACGAGGTCTTACCAACACCTTGACCACCTACCAAGTCCAAAACGTAGTCAAATTTGACGTAAGGTTCATACACTTTGGCAACAGCACCTACCATCCACATTTCAGCGATTTTAGACACTAGAGGGTCTTGGTTAGCGCCTAGATAGACTTGCAGCATTTGTCCGATGCGTTTCCGTTTGTCCCAGACTTTCTCAGCTTCTTCCATATACTCCTTTACTGGGTTGTAGGACCGTTCAGATAAGAAGGTTTCCATGCCGTCTATCATCGCTTGAGATGTAAATGCTGCACCCGTGACATTCTCAAAATACACTTTAACTACCGATTCAAAATTCGAGGGCAGCTCTCCTTTTTTTAGAAGCGTGTTTCCTAGTTGGATGTCTCTTGTCAATTCATGTTCCTGGGAAAATTCGTTATGCTTTAGATAGAGATTTAACTGATCATCAGCTCGAAATGCGTTTAACACGTTTACTGGACTGTTCGTTTTTAAAGTTCCATTACTATTCTTAATCGGTTCATAATCCTTGTAAAAACTCACTACTTCGCCAATCACAATCACCTCCTGTCTTTGTTAATCATACTTACTACTGTTCTTTCTAATTCGTGCATCGATAGTGGATTCGGAGTATTGGCATTGGCTATCTTAGCCAACGACAACACATCCATTTCATCCACCTTCCGCCATAACAATCCGCCTACGAACTTAGCAAGCTTATCATTACGATTTCCTTCATCACCTAATCCATTTGCGATAATTTCAAACAATTCCGTTGTTTTTGTTTTTCCAGATGTCCTACCCTTACTAACCCACGACCTCAACCCGTCGGTGTAATCAAATTCACGTCCGTTGGTGATTTTGTACTGCTGGATGATGGCTTCAATTAAGGCCCTGGAGGGAGTAATCATCGTTCCTTTTTCAGGAGATTTCTCCATGTCCCATTCATATTGCCCTTTATCCGTTGCGGAAGGAGCAACCAATACATAATTGTTCTCATGCGCTTTGATATCCACTCCTGGTAGGAATCCAATCATTTGACTGATGTGGATATCATCACGCTTGAAATAGAATAGGTGCTTACCTCCTGATGCTGTCTTTGCTTGAAGCGTGGGCTCGATTAGGTTTAAATGTTCCCAATTCTTCAACGAATCAAATCCACTGGTTTGTCCGTGCTTGTCAATATCAATCACGAAGAAGTTTGTAGTCCTTAGTGCGATGTTAGCATTTGGATATTGGTTCCAAACTTCGTTAATTCCATCAGCGTCAAGAGGTGGTTTATCCGCAAATTCAATTAATGGTCTTTTAGTTGTAGGACTAATCGGGATGACCGAGAACCCTTTCTGCTGATATAGCAGCGCATATTCTTTCATTGAATGCATGAGATCACCTTATTTTTAGAAAGGTAAATCCGGATCATCCACGTCGATTGTATTCATCGCATTTTCAGCATTTTCTTCAATATCATAGTTGCGATATACTTTGTCTTCTTTACCTTTTGTTTCTAGGATTTTCAATGTGAAGTAAGAACCAACTGCTTTACGTTCTAATGCATCGGCTAATGCTCTGCCGTCTTCGAAGTCGTTCTTCATAACTTTGTCTCCAGCAAGCTCAATTGCTTTTGTAAAGAACTTAATTGTTCGCTCTACTGACCAAGAAAGGTCTTTACCATTCCATTCGGATAATGTTCCAAAAGATACATATTCAGTACGTCCGTTAAATTCACCTTCACGAACTTCAAATGTGAATCCTAGGCTTTCCCATCCACTTGGTGCAATGTTGAATTGCACACGTTTTAAAACGACTGTATAGTCACCAGCTGGTAATGCTGCAGGTCCGTTCACACTATCTTTACGAGGGTCAAATCCATCTTCTTTAATTTTCTTTGCAATACTTAATAAACTCATTTTTCATTTCTCCTTTAATTTTTAAAATAATTCGTCTTCATTATTAGAAACTTCAACTGTTTCCTGTTTTGTTGGTTTTGCAACTGATTTTGTTGCTGCTTGTTGTTTTCGAGGTGGTTCAACAGCGCCTCTAATTGTTGATAAGATTTTCAAAATCGCTTTGTCATCAACCTGATCTGCGTAATAAGTTTTACGTTTTCTGTCAACTTCACGGTTGTAGTTATTCCCGATTTTTTCTGTATGGATCATTAAATCCGAATTTCCGTTGATTAGGTTCACGTACTTGTCTTTCAAACTTGGTTTGTCTTTAGTTGCATTTCCGTTATCGTCATATTCTGAAATCTGACGGCTGATATAAATCACGTTCATCGGTAATGCTTTGAGGTCAATAACCAATTCTGTAATAGCTTGGTTAAAGAAATCGTAACCTTTCCCGTACGGGATTTCAGATAATGATTTCAATCGAGGCTTGCCTGGTGGAGTTAATTCGTCACACACAGCAATTTTAATCATCTCGATAACATCATCGATTACATCAATAACAACTGTCTCGTATGAATGTTCTTGCGTTTGTAGAGCTAATAGGATTTCTCCTAGCTGCTTAATCACTGAATTAGTAATGCGCCCTGATTTGTCTTTATCATTTAATAGTTGGATACTTGGCACGCTGTTTGCTTCCGCATTCCCATCCGTGTTTAAAACAATTGGATTAGGGAACTCGTTTGCGAGGTAAGATTTACCACTCATAGTTTCACCATAGATGAAGTAATTCCGTGGTGTATCTTTTGGTACTTGTGGTTTGTTTTCTGGTAATTTAAACAATTTCATTCTCCTTTATAATAAAATTCAATCACGTTTACATCGTGTTGTTGTCTACTTCCTGTGATTCGCCAAAGTAGTTGGCGATAATCGTCATATTCTCCAGAACCTTCTTCAACTGGATCTAGAACAACGATTGTTTGATATTTGTGCTGCAATCCATCAACTCCGACTCCTAGAACTTGGTTTGTAGCAACTACTACCTTTTTATCAAGCCCTTCTTTGATGTCTCCAGTCCAAATTCCGATGTTAGGATGTCGTTCTTTAATGACATTTACAATCTGTTTCGACTTGCTGACAATCAGCATGTCATGTGGTGCTCTTTCGATTAATCCATCTAGTTTTAACATCAATGGAGTATCAGCATTCACTGGTTTGATTTTCGGAAAATCAACTTCTACTCCTGCTTGATTGAGGTATCTTTCAAACGTGTTTCGCCCAAAAGATTGTTTCGCCATCGCCGTTTCGTTATTTACTGTCACAAGATTTAATTTTCTAAACTTATCCAATTTATCTGGATTACCAGGTTCAACAGTCACTGGATAGAACTTAATTTCGTAACCGTTGTTCTCAACAGCGTTTTCGATTTCTTCAATTTCTTCCCATCTAAAGAAGTTTGGAAGATTATTGACGTAGCGTTCATAGTCTCTAAAATCCTCCCATTTTTCTTTCGAATAAGTGAATGGATCATAAACCATTCTTCCGTGAACTTTTTGCCAATCGAATTTATTGTTTGGATTTGCAAACCCGAAAATTGTTTTTTCGAGCGGGTAGAAATTTTGTCCTTTTTTTCGAATCGGAGTAGCTGAAAGACCTATTGTGTATTTACGCTTTATTTTGCGATATAAAGCCACTTGATTATCCGATGACATATTCTGCCACTCATCGATAATCAACACGTCACAGCTGAATTTTGAGCCTTTTTTGAGCATATTTTGAATACTTCGGTCAGTTGAGATAATAAACTCAACGTCTGAGTCAAAATTCATCTTTTTGATGGCTTCTTTCCAACCTTCAAGAATCGAAAGACGGTTGTTTGTGATGATGATTTTTTTAGCATTCTTCTGCTTGGCAATGGCTAAAGCGCAGATAGTTTTACCCCTGCCCCCGAGAGCTTCAAGAAAGATTCCGTATGTTGACCGTTTGCTTCTTTCAATTGCTTCAGCTTGCCACTTTCTTAGTTTTAATGTTATGTTCATTCACCACCTT